GTGGAGCACGCCCTGGCACACGGCGACCTCGTTAGCATACCTAAGATCACTGCAGACCACAGTCTCGGGGGCGACCTCATCCGGGCCCATCTGGATGGGGCAGAAGTTAGCGAGGTTCTTCGCGAAGATGTCGACGTCAAGGGAGCGGGCGAGACGTCCGCCGGCTACGAGGAAGTCCCGATGTAGGGTCTTAAATCGGTCGTCGTGAAAGTTGCCCTCTAGGTTGAGGGACATGAGGAAGTCATTCCCCGCGTCCTTCAGGTAGTCGGCGAAGTTGACCTTGCGGGACGGACGGGTCGACCATTCGAGGATGCCCGAGGCGAGAGTGTCCTTCCCCGCCCTTGCGAAGCCGGAGATCAGGACAAGGGTCGGGGCGGACATGGTGGTCATGCGCTGGCTTGTGCCTTGCGCTGGGCTTTTGCGATTCGTGACGCGATGCGGGTCTGTCGCCCGGAGAGGCCGAGACGACGACGCACGCGGCGGAGGTTAAGGTCAGGCGCCTTGAGCAGCGCCTCGACCAGGGCCTCGCGGATCTTGGCGAGGTTGTTCATCAGTAGGGAACGTCTTCGGGGTTCGGGAGGTCGTTGACGACAGGCTTCTGACTGCCCTTGGGGTAGGTCAGCTTGTACTTGTATTGAGGCTTGCCGTTGTACTCGCCGGAGGGCTCGGCCTCGACGCCGAGGAGGCACGTTTTGCCACAGGCCGGGGTGATGTACTCCATGAACTCGGCGGGGGTGGCATCTAGGCGCAGCTCCTGAGTGAACGTCCCGCTAAACTTACCGACGAGCATGGCGAGAGGCTTGCCCCACTTCGAGGAGAAGGACTTGCTCAGGCAGTTGCCCTGGTCGTCGAGAAAGAAGAGGCGGCAGGAGACGGTGCCGTCTTCCCACGCCCTAATCTTGTCGAAGGCGGGCTTGATAAGTTTGAGTTTATAGGTGCCCGCAGTCTCGATAGACTTCAGGGGCGGGCGGTCTTGGTTCGGTGTGGTCATGAGTTAGGCGAAGTTGATGGGGGCGGCGGTGGTCGTGGACTTGACGTCGATGACTTGGATTTCCTCCGGGTAGGCAGGCCAGACGCCGGACTCGGTGCAGGCCTTGTAAAGGGTCACGGCTTTCTCGAAGTCGGCGACGGCCCAGGACATGAGGTCGGGGCCGATCTCGCAGACGGCAGTGGCGAATGGCGGCTCCTTCTCGACGAAGAGGAAACGGAAGCCGAGGGGGCGGCGCCCGGTGGCGAGCTCGTAGACGAGTCGGTACCAGTAGGCCTGAAGGTTGTAGCGGTAGTTGCGGATGCTCTTGAGCATGCCCGCAGCTGACGCGTCGTCGGTGGTCTTGATGTCCCAGAGGTAGTCGCCGGCCACGCCGTCGATAGCGGCCTTCAGAGGCACGCCGTTATAGTCGACCTGGTACATTACCTCGGTCGCGTCGAAGACGACACCCTGGGCCTTTAGCGCAAGGCGGGCGTGGGAGGCGACGAGATGGCCGACGGCGGACTCTTCCGCGTCGAGGATGGTCTTGCCGGCGTTAGCCGTGGCGAAAGCAGCCCAGTCCTCTTTTCCCTGCTTAGTCCGTTTATCACAGTCCGGGGCGGTGGCGTAGAGGTCGTCGAGGGTGTGCGGCTCGAGGATCGCGGAGTGAACGAAGGTGCCGAATCGGAGGGCCTTCGTCTCTTCCTGAGGCATTCGGATGTAGGCCTGGTAATGGGCCGGGGAATTGCCGACGAGGACTTTCGCGGCGGACTGGTTAAGCGCCGGGAAGGCGCGGTATTCTTTGCGGTCGTGGATTTGGGGCATATGTGTGCGGGTTTGGTGGAAAGGGTCAGAGGGCGGCGTCGTCGTCGTTCGGGCCGTGCTCTTCGACGTGCGCCGAAAGGAGGTTGCACAGGTCGATGGCGCTGTCGGCGGCGAGGGCGATGCGGTCGAGCTGATTGCGGAGGACGCGCTCGTGGGCGATGACGGCCTTGATGCGGTCATAGACGGGTTTGACGTGATAGGCCTCCTCGATGTTGTCGGCGTCCAGGCGCTCGAGTTCGGCTGCGGCCTCGTTGATGGAGATCTGGAGTTGCATCAGGTCTTCGTTGGCGATGCGAAGAGCGTCTTCATGTGTCGGACGGAGGGTGGCGACTTCGCCGGCTAACTGGTTGAGGATGTTCCTCAGGTATTCGCGGTTGGTCATTTGGTAAAGGTAAGTTCTTTAAGCTCCCCGGTCGGAGCGAGCGTAAAGAATCGGACGTTAGATCGGGACAGGGACGGGTAGGTCTTCCTCTTCCATGCGTTCAGGTCGGTCAGGAAATCGGCGTGTTTGCGGGCGGTCATCTCGACGTACGGGAAACCGTCCAGGAAGAGGAGCAGGGCGTACTGCTTCGGGACGGTCGTCGCGATCTTCTCGATGCCCTTGGGGATGTCAGCCATGGTTACGGGCCTCCTGCCATTCCTCGATGGCGTCGATGAGTTCGTCGGCGTGGATGCGCTGCGCGTGGCGGACGCAGTACCAGAGCTGGTCGCCGGCCTCGCGCATGCCTTCCAGGCGTTCCTCGAGCTGCTTGATTCGAGCGTTGGCGGCCATCAGTTCGTTTTGGGCGTGGGCGTGGGCGATGGCGTTATGCAGGAAGGCCATCGGGTCGAGGGGGTTGGGGTCGCTCATTTGGTCAGGGGGCGGGGGGTGGGGGAGAAGGCAGGGGCGACGTTAGAAATGGCCGCAGAACGCAAGCCAGAGGCCGAGGAAGCATCGTCATCCACGTCGACACTAATGCCGCATGCCGTGCTGATTGACATACGTCGCGCATAAGTAATCAATCCGCCGACCTGTTGAGCGGTCAGGCCCTCGGCCTTCATTAGCAGGGTGCCGAAGTCGAACCGCTCGCCGGAGACGTGCAGGAAGGCGGTCGAGACGCCGACCTTGCCCTCCTGGCTGACGAGCGTCTGGATCAGGGCGAGGTCGTGGTCGAGGAGGACGGGCTTCACGGCGTCGAGCAGCGCGTCGAGGGAGACGTACTTGGCGGTGAAGTTGGCCTTCACGATCTTGTTGGCCTTCACGTTGTCGAGGGCCGCGAGGGCGGCGACGAGTGAGGCGGTGGCGGACTGGGTTTTGGGCGTGGTGCTCATGTGGGAAGAGTTACTTATTTCCGACGGTGGCAGGGTCGGCGCCGGCGATGATGGCCTTGATGGCCTCAAGCGTGAATTGACGCGTGCGGCCGTCGATGCGGAGGTTGTAGTTGTCGCCGGAGGGGCGGACGGTGGGCGTGAGGAGGCGGGCGACCTTGTTATCCGGGAGTAGGATGTACTGCGTGCCAGGGATAAGCCTGATCTCAGCGTGAGGGGAGAGGGTGTTCTTTTTCATAATGGGAAAGGATTAATTAATGACGCCGCGGATGGCGGAGTCGTAGATGAGCAAGGCGTCGGCCGTCCAATCGTAGACGTCGGTCTGGGGGAAGAGCTCTTTCGCCCTAGCCTTCAAATGTCGCTTCCAACCGGAGCCGTGATCGGCCTTCTTGCCGACGGGGTGGGTCTTCTGCCATGCCTTCGGGTCGATGCGGCGGACTTGCCAGCCCATCGCGATTGAGGCGCCGTAGATGAGGCCGACGTTAAACTGTAGTTTGGCGATGGATGCGCCGGGAATCTTCGGGCCGTAGCCGGCGACGGACGGCGTCTCGAGGAACAGGGCCACGGACTTGGCCTTGCAGGAGAGCTCGGCCATCAGTTCGCAGATCTCGACATCAGAGCCGGGCATCTTCCGCGTCTCGATGCCGAAGCCGTCGACCGACCATACGAAAGCGCCGTTGGCACCGGGGTCGACAGCGATGACCATGTGAGACATGGTCGAAACTTTCAACGCGTCGAAACCTTTTGCGAGCGGAATAAATTAGCCACGCGGAAGGCGTAATCGTTCGCCCGGAAGTCTCGGCTGCGGGCCTCCGACCAGCCGACGTTCCAGACCAGGGCGAGTTGTTCGGGGGTCGGGTCGGTCATGCCGACGCGGTGGAAGTTCGCCCTGATCCAGCGGAGGTGAGAGGCGGCCACCATATCCTGCGCCGTAGCGTCGCGCCACTTAGACCAGGGGAAGGCGTAGTGGCCCTCGGCCTTGAGGCGGGCGGAGGCGTCGTCCCAAGCGGCCTTGCCGACCTGATACATGCCACGCTCACCGGCCTTGCCGATGGCCTTGCGGTTGTGGCCGGACTCGACCTCGGCGACGGCCTCGAGGAAGGCGGCGTCGGTCTTGGCTTGGGCGTTGAGCCCGAGGAGCAGCAGGGCGACGACGGAGAAGCGCAGGTTTAGGGTCATAGTCTTTTCATTAAGGCTTTTGAATACACTGAGTATGTCCTGTTGCTGCTGACTTGTATGGTAAGTTTAACCCTGCCATGAAATGGCTTTTTACTACGCAATTTATACTCTTTCCTCTTTCTCTTTAACTGCCTTTTAAGATTAGAAATCTTCTTAGTAAGGCCTTTGATGGTTCTTTTTCTTTTTTCGAGAAGAGCGTAAGCCTCTCTGAATAGAACCCATGTTCCATCTAAATCAGGAACCGCTATTCCGTTAATAAGGTTACGTCGGTTCATACGCGTCTCGGGACTTGTGATCCGGCGACTTCGAAGCCGTCGAGCTCATATGAGTACTGGATGCCGACCCAGCCACCGGCGGCGGCGTAAGCCTGGAGCGATACCTTCGTGGCGCCGTCTTCGTGAAGGGCCTCGTGATAGTGGTGCAGGAGTTTCTTCAT